TGTTTTGCTCTGACATCTTGAAACCGAAGACGTGCGACCTCATTGACGAGCTTGGTCCGGAACGATGTTACCTGCACTACCTTGGGCTCGCATGGAAGTGCGTTGGGCGAGGCGAATGGAGGGCGTGCCTTAGTAACGAAGAGATTTCGAGAGTTATCTACGGCCACAGCGGCCTAAACAGCATGCTCATAGACATGCGTGCGAGCGGCGATTATCCAGAGACAAAGGTGTGGTTTCGTGACGGCGCGGACCTCGTAAGCACTTCGTGGAGCGAGATAACGGCGGATAACCTCGTCGCGTCTGTTCGCAATCGGTACGACACCATGTACCAAGAGTGGCTGTCAGATAACGTCAAGAGGTCGCAGGACCGTCGCCGCAGGAACAGGCGGCAGAGGCGGCCTGCAACGGCCGTGGATGTGGCGACAAGGCCGACGCCTGTTTGCGGCATGCCAGCCAAGGGGTTGACTGACGCTCAATTGGCGACGGCAGAGCAAATAGCAGTTGCAATCGCTCTATCGCACAGACAAGAAGCCTGCACTGTTTCTAATCAGCCGCCCAATCAACAGAAGTGCTTCCCGCATTCTCCCGCGATCTCGGGATTAGACCACCGAGGGTGGTGCGAGTATTACTGCGAGAACTGCGGCAAGTGGCTTGGGTACGCACCAGGCACGGGAGGTACTTTTTTCCGCCAACTGTGTGACGCAAGGGGCGGGCAATGACAGGCACCCCCGACCACTTTGACGACCTGCGCATGATGATCGAAATCGCCGACCTCTTGGACCTTGAGCTGCGGCCACCGGCCGGAAGCAACAAGTGGTCAGCAGACCTCATGTCAAAGTCGGCCAGCCGGCCAGCAGTAGGCGTCCAGGGCCGGATCCTCGACGCGATGGACGACAAAAAAATAAACCCGATGCAGGCTCAGGCGCTGCTCTTCCTGGTCCGCCGCCGTCTTGACGGCCGCGGGCCGGGTATTTCGATAGTGGACGATAACGGCAACTTGCGGCCGATCAACATGGAGGTGGTGAATGGCACGAGCCCGTAGTATCAAGCCGTCGTTCTACAAGAACGAGCACCTGGCCGAGTGCGAGCCGATGGCTCGTCTCCTGTTCATCGGCCTCTGGACACTGGCCGACCGCGACGGCCGCCTTGAGAACCGCCCAATGCGGATCAAGGCCGAGCTGTTCCCTTACGAAAACTGCGACATGGTGAGCCTGCTCAAGCAGCTCGCCGACAAGGGCTTCGTCCGCGCCTACGAAGCGGGCGACAAACGGGTGCTCGAAATACCCAAGTTCCGGGAGCACCAAAGGTGTCACCCGGAGGAGCGTTCGGAGGGGTTCCTGCCACCCCCAAACGGAGGAAAACCGGGAAGTCCGGCGCTGGAGCCGGGAAATCCAACAACAGAGCCGGGAAACTTCCCGGCTTTTCCCGGCAATGTAGCTGCTCCAGACAAAAGTGCGGTTTTTCCCGAGGAAAACGCAAAACCGGGAAGTCCAACGATGGAGCCGGGAAGTCCAACGACGGAGCCGGGAAGTTTCCCGGCGATTTGCGCCTCTTTCCCTCTTCCTCTTTCCTCTTTCCCTCTTCCCTTTTCCTCTTGTGCTCCGAGCAGTCCCGCTCCGCGGGCCGGCTCCGAGCCGACCGACTCCATCCGGTGGTCTGCTAGCGCAGGGTGGGAGGGCATCAGCGATCCCGACCTCGCCGAATGGGCCGCGGCCTACCCGGCTGCGGACATCCCGGTCGAGCTGGCCCGGGCCACTCAGTGGCTCAAGGCGAATCCCAAGAAGGCGAAGAAGTCGAACTGGCGGAAGTGGCTGACGACGAGTTGGCTGAACAACTGCCAGGACCGCGGCGGCACTCACCGCGAGGCCGCGAAGCGGCCGGACGATCGCCGCTCTGCGGCTGACGCTGCAGCCGAATGGAAGCGTTCCGTCGAGGATCCGGAGGTCGCCAGGCGACGCGCCGAGTTCCTCGCCATCAAGTCACAGAAAGCCGGAGGCCCCGCATGACAACTGCCACCACCACCACCCCGAAGCAACTCGCTGTCATCGACGCGATCGTCGACCTGACCGCGGAGCGCGGCTATCCGCCGACCATGCGGGAGATCGCTGCGGTGATCGGGTCGATCCACTCGGACGTTCAGCAAAAGCTATGGCGGCTGCGGCGCGACGGGAGGGTGACGTGGGACGAGGGGCGGGCAAGGACGGTGCGGGTGGTGGAGGTGACGCAATGACCATCCTCGGCATCGATCCCGGCCTCTCCGGCGCTCTCGCCCTCGTCTCTGACGAGGGCCTCCACGTCCTCGATATGCCGGTCGCCGAGGTCCGCGGCAAGCGTGTGATCGACGCGGCCCGGCTTGCCCACCTCGTGCAGCGAGGCTTTCCCTTCCAGCCCAACCACGTCGTCCTCGAGCACGTCCAGGGCGTGCAAGGTTCGGGGGCGACCTCGGCATTCAACTTCGGCCGCGGCTTCGGACTGGTCGAGGGCGTGATCTCTGCCCTCGGCTATCCGCTGACCCTCGTCCGCCCGCAGTCGTGGACGAAAGCCGTTGGCGTCAGCCGGGACAAGGGCGAGCACCGGCTGGTGGCGAGCCGGCTCTGGCCGCGGCACGCGGAGCTGTTCGCTAGGGTCAAAGACGACGGCCGGGCCGACGCGGCACTCCTCGCACACTGGTACGCGAGGCACGGCAATGGGTAGACCCAAATCCGCACCGGCGGTCCAAGTCGCTGCAGCCGAGCGTGCGCGTGAGCAGACAATCGAGCGCGGCCGCGAGCGGACCCGCCGCGGTGCCGACATCGGCGAGATCCCGCCGGTCGTGAACGTGGCCCGGCGCGAGTCTTGCCGGCTCGACCTTGAACTGTTCCTCACCACCTACTTCCCATACTCGACCGGTCTCTCGCCATTCTCGCCCGACCACAAGAGGGTGATCGCCCGCATACAGGACTGCATCATCGGCGGCGGCCGATTCATCAACGCGGTGTACCGCGGCTTCGCCAAATCGACGGTGAGTGAGAACGCGCTCTTGTGGGCGATCCTCTACGGCCACCGAAAGTTCGGCGGCATCTTCGCCGCCGAATCGGACCTCGCGGACAAGGCGATCAACTCCGTCCGCACCGAGCTATCCGACAACGACCTCCTCTTCGAGGACTTTCCCGAAGTCTGCCACCCGGTCCGGTGCTTAGAAGGCAAGGCCCAACGCTGCAACTCGCAGACGTACAACGGCGAGCGGACTCATATCGGGTGGCGGAAGGACACGCTGGTCATGCCGGCGATCAAGGGCTCGCCTTCGTCCGGGTCGATCATCATGAGCCGCGGCCTCACCGGCTCGATCTTAGGTCTGCGGTGGAAGACTCCGGACGGCCGGCAGCTCCGGCCGGACTTCACGATCGTTGACGACCCGCAGACTCGAGAGTCTGCCCGGTCGCCGGTGCAGTGCTCCTACCGGCTGGAGATCCTGACCAAGTCGGTGATGAAACTCGCCGGCCACACTCGCAGCATGGCGTGCGTGGTCAACGCTACAGTGATCTCGACCGGCGACATGGTCGACCAGCTCCTCGACTCCAGCCGGTTCCCGGCCTGGCAGGGCGAGCGGATCCCGATGGTTCGCAAGTTCTCCGACGGTCACGACGACCTATGGATGAGCCACTATCGCGATTTGCGATGCACCTTCGCGAAGGACATTCCCGGCGACCAAGCCCGTGCCCACAAGGCTGCAAACGAGTTCTACCTGGCGAACCGCACCGCGATGGACGCCGGCTGCGAAGTATCGTGGGCGTCGTGCTTCGACCCCGACGCTGAACACTCCGCGATTCAACACTCATACAACGCGCTGATCGACGACGGTGCGGACGTGTTCGCTTCAGAGTTTCAGCAGAGCCCGATCAAGGACGAGGCGGCCAGCCTCGGCGTCACCGCAGAGGATCTCCGCGGTCGCGTTCTCGAAATACCCAGGTGGGTATGCCCACGCGGGTGCGACACGCTGACAGCATTCGTGGACGTGCAGGAAAAGCTCCTCTACTGGGCGGTCGTGGCGTGGGGCAGCCAACTCCGCGGGCACCTCGTGGCCTACGGGGCGTACCCGGAGCAGGGCCGGGCGTACTACACGCTACGCGACGCCAAGAAGACTCTTGTGTCAGCGGCCGGCGGCGTGGCCCTCGAGGCCGCGATCCACGCGGGGCTGGAGTCGGTGGCGTCGATGATCCTCGGCCGGGAGATCAATCGAGAGAACGACGACGCGGTTCTCCGGGTCGGCCAGTTGTTCGTGGACGCGAACTGGGCACAGACGCACGGGGTGGTAAGGGACTTCGCACGTCGATCGTCGTGGGGGCCGCGAGTGCTGCCGACCCACGGGCGATTTGTTGGTGCGTCGGGCCAGAGTATCAGCGACAAGGCTGTGGATCGGGGCGAGAGGATCGGTGCCAACTGGCGGACCTCGACGATTCAGAAACAGCGCCACGTTCTCTACGACACAAATGCGTGGAAGACTTTCGTGGCGACGCGATGCAAGCTGCCGGTCGGCGATCCGCTGGCGTTCACCATCCATGCCGGCCAGCACGAGATGCTTGCCGAGCAGATGAGTGCCGAGACGCCGGTCAGGGTGGAGTCGAAGATGCGGATCGTCGACGAGTGGCGGCAGATACCAGGTCGCGACAACCACTGGTGGGACTGTTGCGTCGGTGCGGCGGTCGCGGCGTCGTTCTCCGGCCTGTCTGCGGTCGGTGCCGAAGCTCCGCGTGCCGCTCCTCGGAAAACAATCACCCGCGAGGAGATGGCGGCCCGACGTGCCGCGCTGATTGACAAGATGGGTAGGTAGGCTGAGGTTGACGCCCGTACACCAGTGGGCAGAATGCGGACGGTTCGATTGCACCTCGATTCCGAAAGGAAAACACCATGCGATTTCTTACGCTTCTCGCGGTTCTCGTCTGCAGCGCCGCCGTCGGCCAGGACGTGCGGACGTGTGCGAACGGTCAGTGCCGGATGGTCAGCACCACCTCGACGGCACAGGGCGTCGCGGAGATCCAAGCCCGGCAAGGCCGTGTCGGCCACCACGGCGGCAACCGAGGGTTTGAGGGGTGCGGCTCCGGCCCAACCCCGGCCGCAGCTCTCAGAAACTGCTGTTACTCGAAAAACGGGTGGCCCGTCATCGACCAGGGCGTGGCGTTCGGCCACGGCCGCTGGTGGGCGTGCCGCCGGTATGGTCGGTGATTTCTCTCTCCCCAGAAAGGACGGTGATCGTGTTTCGTCTGATCCTGAGTATTTCGATGGCGGCGTTTCTTGGTCTGGTGGGCGTGGCCCTCGCTGGTGCATCGCCAGAGGCCGCTCCGGCGGTTTCCGGATGCCACGGCCAAGCGGCTGCGTGCCACGGCCGGCTGACGGTCGCCCAGCGTGTCGCGGCCCGGCAGACCGCCCGGCAGGATGCTCGAGCGGCCAAGCGTGCCGCCAAGGCTTCCTGCCACGGCGAGCCGCAGTAATGTCCTCCGACTTCTCGCCGGTCACTGCCGTGCTGGTGTTCGCGACATACGTCGTCATCGACGTGCTGTACGCGGCCTACATCATCGCGGTCGGTGACCGGCGGGCGGTTCGGGCCGCTGCCCTCTCGTCGGTGATCTATTCGCTCCTGGCGTTCGGCGTCGTGACCTACGCGGCGAACCCGGCGTATGTCGTGCCGCTGGCGGCAGGGGCTTTTCTGGGGACGTACCTGACCGTCCGGTGGCAACAGGAGTGACATCGTGGAAGCGATCGAACAGTACGCGAACACAAAGCCGATGCCGGCCTCGTCGCTGGAATGGTTGATGGGCCTCGTAGCGGAGAGGCGGCAGGCCGTCGACGAGATTCTTGGATACCAGATCGCCGAGACGCTGCTGCACACTCTCGGTCGAGTGCGGACAACGCCCGACGCGGAGATCGCGGACGAGGGCGTGATGCACCAGCGGTGGACGGGGGATTGATGACGCTACCCGAGCAATCCGACCGAGCGGTGCAACAGACGCGGGAGTTCCTCGTGAGGCTCACGTCGCCGTACGTCGAGGGCGGCATCAAAGGGATTCGCCGCGAGATCCGGGCCGAGGCATCGCGGTTGCTGCGGCACTACCCGTTATCGGGTAACGACGATTGTCCTGACCCGGACAATGCGGCGAACGCGGACACAGTCGGCCGCACACTGGCACGCAGGATCACGGGGCTACAGCCGATGCTTGAGCATCGGGAAGAGGTGCGGCGATTACGGGGCGCAATCGCCGCACGCGAGCCGACGCTCACTGACGATGAGCGGAAGGCTATTGCGTGGTGTGTGGAGATGGCCTTGAACTCGGCCACCGATTGCGTGGACGAGATCCGCACGCTGCGGGGTCTGCTGGATCGACTTTAAAATGGTTGCGCCCGATATACGCGAGGTATATCCTGGGAGCGCCTTTCAAAGCGGATGCAATAATCATCGACGATGATGCGTTTCGCAAACGGCCCGCGAGGTCGCGCGTCTACGTCAAGTTTTGGTGCAAGAAAACAACCGCACAGAAACAGTCGAAAAGTGACAGTTGGCGTGCAGTCTCGTCGTTACTGAACGCATGTACCGGTAGGGTAAAATGGCGGCAAGGAGACCCGCCATGCCAGCCTACCTAGACGATGAGTTTTGGGATGAGGTGGACGCGGAGTCGGACATCGATCACCCGTTCATCGAGTTCCTGTGACGCTAGTTGCGTGAACATTGGTACACTGTTGGTAGGGACGCGAAGCGTCCCACCACCGGGAGTTCACCATGTCCGACAACTCCGACGTGATCGACGCGATCGCAGCAAATCTCGCCCAGCCGAGACGTGCCCGCACCGACGCGGGCGAGGTGGAGCAGCACGAGCTTGACCGCCAGGTGGCGGCCGCAGAGTTCGTGTTGAAGGCCCGGACGCAGTCGTCCGGCAGCCCGTTCGGCTCCCTGCGTCTGGCGCAGTGCGTGTACCCGGGGGCACACTGAGCGTGGGCATTCTCGGTAGCATTTTCGGCGGCTCTAGGCGATCGTCGCTCCAAGCGACGGTCGACGCCCAGAAGGCCGCGCTCGCGACGATGGTCCGGGCAAAGTACGACGCCGCCCAAACGAGCGACCTCAACCGCAATCACTGGGCCAGCTCCGACCACCTCTCTGCGGACGCGAGTCTCCAGCCGGCGATCCGGCAGATCCTTCGCAACCGGGCACGCTACGAACTGCGGAATAACTCCTACGCCGCGGGCATCGCGAGCACCTGGAGCAACGACCTGGTCGGCACCGGCCCCCGGCTACAGCTCGACCTCGGCCCCGACGTGTCGCCCGAAGCGGTCCGTTCGGTCGAGAATGCCGTGTCCGATTGGGCCGACACGATCGACCTCGCGAAGAAGTTGCGGATCTCAAAGACTGCCAAAATCTCCGACGGCGAGGTTTTCGGCTTGAAGACCTCCAACCGCCGGCTCCGCGGCGTGCAGCTCGACCTCAAGCTGGTCGAGGCCGACCAGGTCATGTCGCCGGCCGGGTTTTACAGCACCGAGCACGACGTTGACGGCGTGCGGTTCGACGCCGATGGCAACGTCACAGACTACTGGATCTCAAAGAGGCACCCGGGATCGCTCTCGCAAGCGTTCCTCCTTGATGGCGACTGGATCGACGCGAACTATGTCTGCCACTGGTATCACGCGACTCGCCCGGGCCAGCATCGCGGCGTGCCGGAGATCGCTCCGGCCCTGGAGCTGTTCGCGTTGCTTCGCCGGTACACGCTCGCCGTGGTGACCGCAGCCGAGACGGCTGCCTCGTTCGCCGCGATCCTCAAGACGACCATGCCGGCCGACGGGTCCGGGGCCGCCAGCCTCGAGACGCTGGAAACGATGCCCATCGTCCGCGGTATGGCGATCGCCGCCCCCGACGGCTGGGAGCCGGTCCAGATGCGGGCCGAGCATCCGACCTCGAGTCACGACGCATTTGTGCGTCGGCTCATCAACGAGATCGCGGCCGCGTTGGGTATGCCCTATATCGTGGCCTCCCTCGATTCCAGCTCCGCGAACTACTCGTCGATGCGCGGCGATTACCTCGTGTATCGCAAGAGAATCGCGGTCGAGCGGTCCGACATGGAACGCACGTTCCTCGACCCGCTCCTCTACTCGTGGCTCGACGAAGCCGTCGCCGTCCCCGGGCTCATCCCCCGCGGTCTCCCGCCCTTCGCGGCATGGAACTGGACGTGGGTGTGGGACGGATTTGAGCACGTCGACCCACTCAAGGAAGCCGACGCCGACGCCGCAATGGTGGGCGGCAACATGGCGAGCCTCGCCGAAGTCTGTGCCAAGCGTGGCCGCGATTGGCGGGTCGTGCTCCGGCAGCGGTCGATC